TTATTTCCTATCTTTCAATAGCTCAATAATCACGTCCTTATCCTTCAGGTTTGAATCAAGTCGTAAAATCTGTGAGTTCAGACTCTCTATCTGCTCTTTCAGAAGCTTGATTGTTTCCCTCAGGTTCTCTGTTTCTTTCTTTTCGCTGGATAGCTGCACGGCCAGTTCTGCATCACCTATCAGGTTATTTGCATTTCCATCCAATGAAACGGCTGCAAGGTGTGCCGAGATATGATGCTGTTTCGGACAGAAAAGGGAAAAGAAATTGAAGTCCAATGCTTCGCTGACTTTAATAAGCCTGCTCGTTTCCATTGTCTCCCTTTCCAGTATGCGGTTTATGTGCTGCTGCGGTACACCTATTTTGCGCCCAAGCTCAGATTTGCTTAATCCAAGCTCGTTTCGTCTTTTGTCGATAGCCTGACCTACATGCACGTGTTTTATGTCATTATCCATGCGATTCCTTCAATAAATACATCTTAAACAATAAATCATCAAACAAATATTTGGTTATATAAACCATTTTATGTTACTTTGTGGTGTAACCTATTCATTTGGTGAATACAAAGTTAAACATTAAATATTAAACATCCAACAATTATGTCTGAAAACTTAGAAAAAATCCGTCCGGCACTTGTTGCCCTTGAAGTAGGTGAATCCGTTTCATTCCCCATCTCACGTTTGAAAAGCGTCCGTACCCAGGCTTCAGAGCTTGGTGCCATCTACAACCGTCAGTTCAAGACCAGGACTGACAGGGAAAACCATACCATTACGGTCAAACGAACAGTATAGAAAACCCAATCAGGTTTATATGAAGATATTACAGTTTCTGGACCATCTTATACCATACGAAACATTCCTGAATGATCTGTCCTCCAGAATTGTCAGGCAATTGAAAGCCGACAAGGATGATCCTGAATTCATAAGCCAGAGGAAGGCATACGAGCTTTTTGGCCGCAGGAATGTAGAAAGGTGGAAACGTCAGGGAAAGGTGGTCTCCTATAAAAGACCCGGTAAGGTGGAATACCGCACGGCAGACCTCAGGCTCCTGCAGCGAACCACCCAGGACTATTTTGATGAAAGTCAGCCGAAACAGGCAGAAAAACCGGTCAAGAAAGATAAGTGATAAACATATTATGGCTAATACTCTAATATTGATAAACTTTATTTGTTTATTTTAGCCGTGATACTCTATGAAATATAAAGAAAGCAATTATAGTAGGTACAGGAATGTGCGTCAGTAACCTTTGTTCACCAGCTTAACAATAAAGCCGGACAGATATTTGTATCGCACATTCATAATGATTTTATAATAATGAAAGAAATCAGACCAGCGTGCGATCCAAACGGTGTCTATTCAGTCAAGCGCACCTGTGCTGAACTCGGTATCAGCAACAAGACACTCAAAAAATACAGAGATAACGGATATATCCAACCGCTTAATCCTAATAATGTCAGCCGTCCGAAATACTCCGGCCAGTCAATAATCGATTGTTGGAACCTGCTCAGTACGTTATGATAAGCGAAACAACCATACGGAAAGTAAGGGAACTTGCCATTGAAGACGTACTCAGTCCTTATGTCAGGCTGTCCAGAAAAGGCTCAACCCTGATGGGACTTTGTCCTTTTCATACTGAGAAGACCGGTTCCTTTGCCGTTACTCCCAGCAAAAATCTCTTCCACTGTTTTAGTTGTAACCGTGGCGGTGATTCCATTACGTTTATAATGGAAAAGGAAAACCTTTCCTTCAGTGCCGCCGTGGAATTTATTGCCAGGAACCATAATATTCCGGTAGAATACATCAGAGAAGAGCGCAGTGAGGAACAGATGGCTGAAGCCAGGCACCGAGAGTCACTTCTGACAGTTCTCGATACAGTACAGTCTTTCTTCCTGCAAAATTTAAGAGCAACAGACAAGGAAGAGAGCCTTGATGCCAGAGCCTACGCATACGGCCGGTGGCATGCGGAGTTCTGTGCCTTTGCCGGAATAGGCTATGCACCGAAGGACGGTCAGGCCTTTATGGATTTTTGCAGAAACAAGGCTTTGAACGAAGAACTGCTGTACGAACTCGGTATGTTCAAGCGTGGCGAGGACGGAAACACATACGCCATGTTCCGACAGCGTATCATGATTCCCGTGAGAAACAGATGGGGACGCATCATTGCCTATACGGCCAGATACATCGGAGACAATAGGAAAGTTCCCAAGTATATCAACTCGGCAACAAGCATGATTTACTCCAAGGGAGAAACAGTATTCGGTATTGACCGTGCCGCCAGACTGCGTGATGCCGACTATTATATCATTGTGGAAGGTGCTCCTGATGTACTGAGAATGCAGTCGATTGGATACGACAATACAGTAGCGTCACTTGGAACAGCCTGGAGTGACAGCCAGTTCGAGCAGCTGAAGAAGTATGTATCCTCACTCTGTTTCATTCCAGATTCAGATATTGCGGAAGGCAAGCCATACGGACCGGGATTTGAGGCGGTGATGACCAACGGGGCTGCAGCCATAAGAAAAGGATTCCATGTAACAGTCAGGGAACTTCCTTTTGCAGAAATACCATCCGAGGCAGAAGGAGAAATCCAATATGCCAAGAATGATGCCGACAGCTATATCCGCAGCAGGGAGGATTATACTTCACTTCCCGAAAAGCATTTCATTATCTGGCTGGCACAGAAACGTTTTCTGGTAGCCGGTTCTATGGTAGAGGAAAGAAAGTGTGTTGCGGAAATAGCAGACCTGTTGCGCTATATAAAAGACCAGCTTGTGTATGACCAGTGCATAGAACAACTCTCCAGACTGCACGGCAAGGTAAAGCTATGGCGTGATGCCGTTACCCAGGCACGTGGGGAAGCCAGGAGAAGGAACGACAAGCCGACGGCCATGAACGAGATGCAGCGTGAAGTTGAACTGCTTCGCCAGTTCGGACTGTTCGTCAGGGAAAACTGTTACTACTCCATCGGTGAAGATGATGATGAACCGTCAAGAATCTCCAACTTCATCATGGAACCACTGTTCCATATCGAGGATGAGATAAACGGAACAAGAATCTTCCGCATGAGGAATATGTACAATGTATGCAGGGTTATAGAATTGAAGGAGTCTGAGCTCTGCTCGCTTAGCAACTTCCAGCAGAAGGTCGGCTCACTGGGCAACTACGTATGGCTGGCCAAGATAGACAAGCTCAACCGTGTAAAGGAATACCTGTATTCAAAGACCGATACGGCAGAACGTATCAGAAAGCTCGGCTGGAATGCAGCTGAAGGATTCTTTGCTTTCGGTAATGGAATATTTTTTACCAACACATTCAATGCCGTTGATGATTTGGGTATTGTCCGTGGAATCAACGGCAAGGCCTTCTATATACCGGCCACTTCAAAAATCTATCTCAACAATCCGGAGATATTCCAGTTTGAAAGACTCATGGTGCATGAGAACCGTAACGGGATAAGACTGTACGATTACGTAAAAAGACTGATGGAAGTATTCGGTGAGAATGCAAGCGTAGCCTTCTGTTACCTGGTTGCCACCCTCTTCCGTGACATCATATTCAGACGTACCCGCCACTTTCCCATCCTGAACCTTTTCGGTGAGAAAGGAACCGGTAAGACAACCCTGGCTACTTCCCTCCAGTCCTTCTTCCTGCACGGAGTTGATCCGCCAAACCTTGGAGTAACCTCTGTACCGGCCATGAACGACCGTGTGTCACAGGCCGTCAATACACTTGCCGTGCTTGATGAATACAAGAACGACCTCGACATACGCAAGATAGCCTATCTGAAAGGGCTCTGGGGCGGTGGCGGCCAGACCAAGAAGAATACGAATACAGACGGGATGGCAGCACAGACCATTGTCACAACAGGTGTAGCCCTTTGCGGCCAGGACAAGCCGACACAGGATATGGCACTCTATACCCGTGTCATCTTCCTTGCCTTTTCAAAGACATCATTCAACCAGAATGAGAAAAGAGCCTATGAAGACCTTGTATCAGTCTGCAACATGGGACTTACCCACCTCACCCTGGAGATATTGGGACACCGGGAACTGTTTGAGAAGAACTTTCCGGAAATATATTCCATTACCAAGCGTGAGCTGGCTTCGAAACTGGAGAATGAAACCATCCATGACCGTATATTCGGAAACTGGGTTATTCCATTGGCCACCTTCAGAACACTGGAGACAGTCATTGACGTACCTTTCAGCTATGCGGAGCTTTTTGAAACAGCAGTTAAAGGAATACGCAATCAGAATGAACTGGCTCAGGAAAGTTCGGAAATAGCGGACTTCTGGAGTATGCTTCAGGGATTCCAGACTTCAGGTAAATGTATTGAGAAGGCACATTACCGTATAAGGTATATGAAATCCTTCCGTCCGTTGTCGGTAAAGGAAGATATAGAATTTAAGGAGGCACGTCCTATTCTCTATCTGAACACGGCAGCCGTGGCGTCACTGTTCAACAGCAGGAATGCTGGTTCTACCTCCAACCGGTCTAACTGGTCCACCATCATGTCCTACCTGAAATCCCATGCTTCATATTTGGGATTGAAACAGGACAGATTCACCATACTTCTGCCCAGCGGGCTTCCTGACTATACCATTGACATTGTGAATGGCGAGCAGGTTAAGAAGGTAAAGGTAAACCGACCGAAGGCTTTATGTTTTGATTATCTCCAGCTGAAGGAGACTTTCGGACTGGATCTTGAAACTGAAGTTGTAGCTGAAGTGCAGGACATGCAGGAAGAAATGACTTCCGGATACAAACAATATCCTGAGCAGAAAGGCTTATTTTAATTGAGAATTTACAATAATAAATTATCATCAGAAAAATCCAACCCTTTTAAATGTATTCGTCAAGGAATTATTTACAGTTATCTTTTGGAATTTCAAAACTTAACTCTTATTTTTGTAGAAATCTTGCAAAAAAAGGAGTTAAGTTTATGATTTTAGAGTTTTGTGTCAGTAATTACCTGTCAATAAAGGATGAGTTAAAAATATCCTTTGTTGCAACTGCTCTTAAAGATGTTCTTACCGAGTCAAATGATATGATAACTGTACCCGATACCGGATTATCTGTATTACGGAGTGCAGTGATTTATGGTGCAAACGCTTCAGGAAAATCAAATGTTCTGAAAGCTATTGCTTTTTACAGGCGTTTTATCACGGACTCTTTCAAAAACAGTCAGGCCGGAGAAGCAATTGATGTAGAGAACTTCCGGTTGAATACCACTTCAATGAATGAGCCGACTACAATGGAAGCAACCTTTATTGTTGAAGGTTACACTTACCGTTATGGTTTTGAGGTTGACAGCAAAGCTGTACGTGCCGAATGGCTGTACCAGCGCACAAATAAAAAGAGAGCCAAAGAAGTTGAAATATTCTACAGGACAGAAGAAGAAACCGCTGTTCATCAGAAAAGTTCTTTATTGATAGAGCTTGTAAACAAGAAAATGGTGCGTGACAATGCTTTACTGCTGTCTACCGGGGCACAATTCAATGAGCCGATAGCAGTCAGTATCCTGCAATGGCTGAATGATATGCAAGTGATATTTGGCAATGATGAGGAAAGACTGTGGAAACAGGCTATAAAGTCTATGGATGATGAGAACCTCCGTTTGCGTATTACTAACTTTGCAAAATATGCAGATCTTGGGATAGACAGTATCGTAAAAACAGATAACCGTATCGTTAGTACTCACCGGCAATATGATGATGAGGGAAAAGAAACCAATAGTGTAGCTTTTTCATTCAGCAGTAATGAATCGGAAGGTACAATAAAATATTTTTCTTTGTCATATCCCATCATTGATGCTTTGGATAATGGAAAACTTCTTGTTATTGATGAACTTAACTCAAAGCTTCATCCTCTGTTGGTTCGTAAAATCATCGGCCTTTTCAATTCGGCAAAAACAAACCCGAAGGGTGCACAACTACTTTTTACAACTCATGATACCTTCCTGTTAAGCGCCGGTATGTTTCGCCGTGACCAGATATGGTTTACACAGAAAAACAGTTTCGGTTCTACTGAAGCATATTCACTGGTTGAATATAAGGTACGCAGCAATACTCCATTTGAAAGGGATTATCTGTTGGGTAAATATGGTGCAACTCCCATTATCGGTGAAATGGAGAGGGTCTTTAATATGGAGGAATGAGTATGGGAAGACAAACAAAAAAGGACCATCGTTCAGGCAGTCTGACCAGAAAGCAGGGAACGAGAAATGTAAAACAGTCTTTTCTCATAGTATGTGAAGGGGTACGTACAGAACCAGACTACTTTAAAGCTTTCCGTATGACAACTGCTACAGTCAAAGCTATAGGTCAGGCAATGAATACCATAAGTCTTGTCAATAAGGCAATCAGTATACGTGATACTGAACAAAAGAAGAAACATTATTATGACCAGTGTTGGGTTGTTTTTGACAAGGATGATTTTCCTGCAAAGGACTTCAATCAGGCAATAACCTTGGCTCAAAAGAACGGTTTTCGTGTTGCTTACAGTAACCAGGCATTTGAGTATTGGTTCTTGTTACATTTTAATCTCTATCGAGGTCCTCTTCATCGCCAGAATTATGCAGATATGTTGTCAAAACTTATAGGAATGCCATATTCAAAAAGTGAAGGATTTGGCGCTGTCATGTATAATAGGCTTTATCACCTGCAATCACAGGCAATAAAGAACGCAAATGTAGTACTTAACGAGGTTTCAAATGGAAATCCTGCCATGGAAGAATCTTCGACCACGGTACAATTATTGGTTGAAGAATTGAATAAATATATCTGAAATTGTGTTAATATACAAATTATAAGATTTTAAACTGAATATAAATATTTCTACTCACCAATAACAGAAATTATATTATATAATTTATACTTGTTCCTTGGAGAATTACTTGAAGATATTCAATCATTAATATCTTCAAGTAAATCCTTAGATGTAACCTTTTTTATTATTATAGGAAGTTTTGATAAATCCATTTCTTGCTGTTCGGTAATATTGGGTACAGAAATGAACAGTTTTTTTTCTGCTCGACTAATACCTACATAAAAAACTCTATGGTGGTTTTTATGTTCTAAATCAGGCTTTAACAGGAAACTGATATCTTCTTCTTTTTCAAGAACTAATAATACATTTTCAAACTCGTCACCTTTTGCCTTGTGTACAGTTTTGTTGTTCACTGTATTATCTGAAATGCTAACATAACAAGCTAAATCCCAATAATAATGTTCTTTGTAAAATTTTAGATTATTCTTATTTGGAGGTAAGTATTCGGTAAACCACGTATTTTCGTCTCGAACTTCCATCATTAACTTTACGTCCAAAAAGCAAAGTTATGATGACACAAGAAGAAGTGGTAGAGATAATGAACTACTGCCAAGAGCACAATGTGACTTATAAGTCAAGACTGGAGGAACTCAATATCCCTGTATGGCGGTTTTATGACAGCAAATCCCGTTATGCCGCCGAGCAATCATTTGGTAAAACGGCTCAAGGTGAGTTTATCGAGCTTCCGCACAGCGGATCTTTTGTTCCTGTTCCTTCATTTGCCGGTACAACCGGACGGAAACAGAAAAGCACCCCGGCCACGCCAAGCGGATTAAAAGAGATAGAAATACGTACCCCGACCGGTAGTTCCATACGCATTTGCGGTGGACTAAATGAAAAGGAACTGTATTCAATCATCCAGGCCTGCAGCCATGTTCAGCCTTAATGACAGTATGCGCTATCTGTTGTATAACCGCCCGACTGATATGCGCAAAAGCTTTCATACTCTCAGCGGTATCATCACCGACGCCATGGGGCAGGATCCCTGCAGCGGCAATGTGTATATCTTCATAAACCGTGCCCGTGATCGTATAAAGCTCCTGCATTGGGAGCCTGGCGGAATGGTGTTGTATTCCAAACTTCTGGAAGCCGGTACCTTAGGCAAGCCTGATTCTGCCAACGACAATGAGGTCTGTACAAATATAGAATGGCGGGAACTTGTCATGATTGTGGAAGGTATCATGGAAGCCCGCGACTCCCGTCGCACGAGACTTGAAAACCTGCAGAAACTTCGAAAATAGTGCCGTTTTCTTACTCTGTTTGCTTTTGTATGTCATTGGATTTTAGTATATTTACATTGTGAAACAATGAGATACAGATGCTTACGGAAGAACAGGAAAAAGCCTTATTGGAAGAGATTGATAAGCTCCGCCAGGATAAAGCGGCGCTTATCAGCAGGGTTGCTTCGCTGGAGCAGTCGCTGTACTGGCTCCGGAAAAAAGTCTTCGGCCGGATGAGCGAAAAAAATCTTCCGCTTGATCCCAACCAGTTGTTGCTGTTCTCAAAAGAAGAAATGTCCTCCATGGAAATATCCCGGATGGAGGATGAAGTCCGCAAAAGCGATGAAGAAATCACCAGAACCATAAAAGTCAAGGAGAAGCCGGCCCGCAAGCCCTTGGATACATCTTCTCTTCCGGTAGAGTTTGTTGATCTTTACCCCGAAGGGACAACGGACGATGAAGGCAGGCTTAAGGATGATTTCATTGAAATCGGAAAGGAAGAGAGTTCACGCCTGGAACGTGTTCCGGCAAAATTATATATCCTGAAGACCATCCGTCACAAAGTGATAAGTAAATCCGATATGGAGAAATACCCTGAGGAAAGGCAGATTCTGATTCACCCGCTACCTCTTGTTCCGGTCAGCAAATGTATGGCAGGCTCTTCGGTTCTGACAGACATTATCATCGGCAAGTTCATGTATCATCTCCCGTTCTACCGTCTGATACAGCAGTATCGCGAATCTGGAATCAGCATAAGCGAATCTACCATGTGCGGATGGTATGAAATGGCGGTGGAGAAACTCAGGCCGCTGTACAACCTGCTCAAACAGAAGATACTCTCCAGTGAATATATACAAGTGGACGAGAGTGTCATTCCTGTGCTGGACAATGAGAAACATAAGGCGAAAAATGGATATGAGTGGTGCGTGCGCGACGGCATCACGGGGGACGTCATGTTCCATTATGACCGTGGCAGCCGTTCGGGCATGGTAGCCCGTGAACTGCTGGGATGCTACCGTGGCATTGTGCAATGTGACGGCTATGCAGCTTACGAACAGTTTGAGCGGATGAAAGGAATCACCCTGGTCGGCTGTTGGGCGCATGCCAGAAGGAAGTACGTGGATGCCCTGGAAGAGAACAGGATCCTGGCCGCACAGGCAATACACTACATCGGCAAGTTGTACAAGGTAGAATCTGAAGCCGATGAAGCCGGACTCACAGCTGAAGAGCGTAAGGAAAAACGTATCAGTGAGGCCTATCCGCTGATACTCGAATTTGAAAAGTGGCTGCAGGATGCTTATCTTAGAGTGCTTCCTAAAAGCCGTATGGGTAAAGCCATCGAATATACGTACACGCTCCTTCCAAGACTTTCCAGATACGTAAACGACGGAAGAATAGAAATTGATGACAACCGCATAGAAAATGCCATAAGACCTTTGGCTTTGGGAAGAAAGAACTATCTGTTCTGCGGCAACGACGCATCCGCATACAGGGCTGCCATCGTGTACTCACTGATTGCCACCTGCAAATCAGCAGAAATAGACCCTAGAATCTGGATGGAAGATGTCCTGAGCAAAATTCCATATTACGAGAGGGATGAGAAGAATATGGAAGAACTTCTACCACGTAATTGGGCAAAATCCAATCAAACTTGTTCCGAATAGATACTATTAGTTCCGAATCGACTACGAATAGTACCGATTCGGAACTAATTCACAAAATTTGCAACGTGGTTTACCGAATGCTTACCACCTTATAAGCATCATTTTTCTTATCGTATGAAATATACATATCATTTACTTTGTCTTTTAATTTATCTCTTAAATGATCCTTTACTATATCTGGTGCAGTATTGAACATATTTGCTGTTTCTTTAGCTGCTTCCAATTCTTTTTCTGTCCTCTCTTTCATTTCTTCGTAACTTAAACTAAGAGTATCCAGTTGAGTATTGAATATATGTACAATTAAGTTTCTAAAAGGATTTGTTTTTGTTCTGATCCTACCAGCTATCTGGGGAATATCAGTATCTATAGCAGCTAAAGTATGTGGGTTGGAAGTAGAACTGACAACAAATGACATTGCAGTATCACTAAAGTAATCCACACCTTCAAAACCTTTGCAAGTAATGAATGTGAACATCTTATTATCACTGATACTGTTACTTATTTTAAAACCTTCTAATTTACTTCTGTTTGATTCGGTATCAGCACATATAATTCTTACTTCATTATTTGCCAAATCACAATGATCTAAAATAGCCTTTATATCTGTTACTGAGTTAATAAAGAAAAATGCTTCATAACTCTTTTTACCGTTTATCTCTATATATCCGTCCCTTTTATAAGCCTTGATATAATTTGAAGCCTTTTGATATGGATGATTGGTTTTTTCTAATGATACAATTAAAGTATCTGTATAACTCCAGTCTGCAACAATAACAGGCACACCATTTAAACAGGAAGGACTAAATTCAGCCTGTATAGGTGTTGCTGACATAAAGCAGAATGATTTATACTGTTTGAAGCTGTCTAATACTCCATCTATTGCAGTATCTCTATAACTATATGCTTTCAACAAGCAATGATATTCATCCACCAGTAACCTAAAATCAGCAGGATTCAGATATTCAGCCAATTTAGCCAGTTTATCATAAGTACAAATGATCTTCTTAACTCCATCTTTCTTTAAATACTTCTTTAGCTTACTTTTTAGGCTGTTGGTAAATTCGCCAAATAAACCGAACAAGTTCTTATTATCTGATTCACCTGCTTCTGCCTTACCAATCTTATTTACTATTAATTCTTTAGTAGGTACTGCTATAACATAGTTTTCACTGTTAGTAATGGCAATAGTAGTACCACCACAACCAGTAATAACTTTATTGAATATACAATTATGTGGAAGATCTTCTAAATGTAAATATCCATCTGTAGAATTAATTTTTAGTGTATTTGCTTGATTCTTCATTTTATGTATTGATTTTGACGTAAAAAAAAGTTCCATCTATCTAAGTGGGTAAAATCTAGTGTTTATAAGCATCTGGAATATTATTAGTGCCATTGGAATAAAATTTTGAAGGCTAGTCTTATATACGGAATCTGAAAAAAAAATTCCAATCGAAATAAAATAAAACCAGATTCACATCTGGTCTTATTCTTATCAAATTCACTCACACAAACGTACTTTTATGGCTTAAAGTGTATTTCTAGTAGAAGTTATGACAATACTTCTTGGACTTATTTAATATACACAAAGATACTGCTTTTTTTCGTGACTGTCAAGTAAATTTCAAAGAATATAAATATGTAACTATATGTATATCTGATGTTTATATTTTACATCTAAGGCTTGATCAGAGGTGTATTTTTAAGGTAAAACCATCTAAAAGAAGAATGATTTTATCACTCCAAATCAAATCGGCTGGAATAAGATAATTCTAGAAAAATAATCGAATTAAATCGGCATCTTCTTCTTTAAATGGTCTAACCCTAAAATCACATCTGAAATTACTTATTATGTATCTTCTGGTGACACTCTTTACAAAGTGACATTAAATTACTAGAATCAAACGCCAACCATTTTCTTTTAAGAGGATCATTTGTTGTCATAAAGCTAATAATGTGATGAACGTCAACAGCAGGAACTACTTTATCTTCTTTTAGACATAGTTCACATAACGGATGCTGCTGTAAATATGAAAGCCTTAATTTTCTCCATCTGGTAGAAGTATATACTTCATTACGTTCTTCACGCTTAATAGAGGTCTGCTTTATTCTCTCTGGCTTCTTTAGATAAGGCATTTGTTTGTATTCCTTTTAGTTGTTTATTATCCATCTGTAATTGATACCGTACCATTTTAAGACGGTATTCTATCTGCTTAACTACATTATCTTCTATTCCATCTGATATTACCTTTAGCAAGGTATTATGAAATATATCTTCATCTGTCTGACTTAACTGCAAGTTGGTTGTATTACCTATAAATTTGGATCTTAAACGGTTGTAATTATCTGAAATATCTTTGGCTATTGAAGGTTTGATCTCTGAAATCTGGTAATTGTATTTATGATGGCTATGTTCTCTTTTAGATGGTTCTAGGATAGAATTAAATTCTTCTTCTGTTATATGTAGTAATTTACAAGTATCTTTGATACCATAGTCATATAGATATTGCAGCAACACTTCTTTACTGGGCTTTAATTTCTTCATAGTATTTGTCTAACAGTTCTTCATTCTTAGCAAAGAAATCTCTTAGTATCATTCTTATTATCTGGGCTTTTGGAGTATTAGTAGCTTTATTCATAATATCTATGTTCAATGCAGTTTCACCATCTAGGCGAACTGTAATTCTTTCTGACATACTTTCCTTCATATAAACTGTGATTTTTAATGTTAATGTATTGGCTTTTAATCATATACAAAGATACGGATATTTTACAGCAAGAACAAGTAAAATGCTAATAATCAAATAATTGACTGCCAATAGACTGGTTAGTATTTGAAAGTTTGAAAGATAAATGAGCAGACACAGATACGAATGGATATGTACACTTAAAATAAGAATTTAATTATGATAGACTACAAAGCACCGTCTGACGTATGTAAAGAAGCAAAAGAATATATGAAAACCGTATTAGCCAGACTGGAAGAATCTGGAGTACTGGAAAATGTAGATGTAGCAGCGTTAGATATGTTGGCAAGAAATTACAGTATGTTTATTAATGCTTCCAAGCAAGTAGAAAGAGAGGGAGCAACAATTGAAAATAGACAGGGTAACATTGTAAAGCATCCTGCTGTAACCATTGCCAAAGATGCACAAATACAGGCAGTAAAAATTATGCAGGAGTTTGGACTTACCGCCAAATCCAGAACCAAATTGCCTAAACTGGATAAAGAAAAAGAAGAAGATTCACCACTGGAGAAATTTGTAAAGACTGCAAAGGAAGTTAGATAATGAAACCTTATTACGAATATGTAGATAAGGTTTTAAATGGAAGTATTGTTGTTGGTGAGTATATAAAATTAGCTTGTGAAAGGTTCCAGAATGATTTACAAAGGGAAGATCTGGAGTTTAGAGAAGAAAAAGTAGATCTGGCTATCCAATTCATTTCTACTTTGACACATTACACAGGTAAGCATTCTGGAAAGCCTTTTATATTGGAAGGATGGCAGCAGTTCATAGTAGCCAACATAGTAGGCTGGTATTGGAAGGATTCAGGTACTAGACGATATACCAGCAGTTATATTGAAGTATCAAGAAAGCAGGGAAAAACGGCTTTAGCTGCTGCACTATGCTTGTATTATCTAATTGCTGATGGTGAAGATGGCGCAGAAGTATTATTGGCTGCAAACAGTAAGGAACAGGCTAAAATTGCATTCGATATGTGCAGCAAGTTCAGTAAAGGCTTAGATCCAAAAGGAAAGTATCTTACTGCTTACAGGGCTGATATTTTATTCAGCCTTACTAGTTCCAAATTGAAAGTATTGGCTGCTGATGATAGCAAACTGGATGGTTTTAACGCTAGCTTTGGTTTACTCGATGAATATCACGCAGCAGCCAACAGCAAGGTTAGAGATGTAATTAAATCCAGTATGGGGATGCGCGAGAATCCACATCTTTGTACCATTACAACTGCTGGATTTGACAAGTCTTTACCCTGTTATCAACTAAGAACAGTAGCTATAGAAGTACTAAACCATCTAAAGGAAGATGACAGTATGTTTATAGCCATTTATTGTTTGGATGAAGGCGATAAATGGGACAGTGAAAAGAACTGGTGTAAATGTGCTCCAAACTTAGGAATCACTGTTACTAAGAAATATATCAGGGAGCAAGTTAAACAGGCAAAGAATAATCCTAGTGATGAAGTTGGAGTTAAAACAAAGACATTGAATATCTGGTGTGATTCTGCAACTGTATGGATTCCAGAGGACTATATAGTAAAGTGCAGTGATGTAGTGGATCTTTCTTCTTTAAATGGTCTGGACTGCTATATAGGTGTGGATTTGGGAGCAACAAGCGATTTAACGGCTGCATCCTTCTTAGTTGTTGATGGCGAAAAATATTACTTCAAAACACATTATTATTTGCCAGAAGCAGCTTTGGAAGAAAAGGCTGATAAAGAACTTTACAAGTTATGGAAGCGGTTGGGACTGCTTACAGTAACACCTGGAAACGTTACGGATTATGACTACATAACTACTGATATTCTGAAATACAGAGAAGTCGTTAATATAATATCTGTCAGCTACGATAAATTCAATGCTACACAATGGGCAATTAATGCAACTGAACAAGGTTTGCCCTTAGAAGAATATTCACAGACTTTAGGCAATTTCAACAGACCTACCAAAGAACTGGAAAGGCTTATATTGTCAGGAAAAGCAGTAATAGACAATAACGACATTACTAGAAATTGCTTTAGGAATGTAGTTCTGAAATCTGACTATTGTGGCAATGTAAAGCCGGTAAAATCACAGGATAAAAAGAAAATTGATGGTGTGATTGCTATGATACAGGCATTAGGCGGTTATCTGCTGACACCACATTATACCAATACGATATTTACAATATAAAACCTTAATTGATGGGATTTTTTGATTTATTTAAAAAGAAAGAGCCACAAGAAGAAAGAAGCTATACACCTTATGGACTTAATAGTCTGGTATATAATACAAATTCCAGCTACAGGACTGATAAATCTATGCTTCTTTCCACTGTCTACAGGTGTGTAGATGTAATTGGTGATTCAGTGGCACAATTACCATTAGAGCCATATAAGATTGACAAGGACGGATATAAAAGAAAGTATCTGGAACATCCCACTTACTACCTGCTGAACAAAGAGCCAAACAGCCAGATGAGCAGGTTTACTTTTATGAAAACATTGATTACCTCTGTCCTTTTAAATGGTAATGGTTACGCTTTAATTGAAAGAGATGCCAAAGGTGATGCAGTAAGTTTGAAGCTGATTCCTTCTGAATTGGTCACTATATCAAAAGTTGATCCTTTAAAGAACAAGATAATGTATAATGTTACTGGCATTAAACAACTGGTAGAACCTGTTAATATGATTCATATACTGAATTTCAGCTATGATGGCATTACAGGAATCAGTACATTACAACACGCCAGAAATACTTTGGGACTGGCTACAGACAGTGAAGCACACGCAGAGGGGTTCTTTAAAGGCGGTGCAAATCTGGCTGGAATTATCAAAGTACAATCCAGCTTAACGCCAAAACAGCAATTGGATATTAAGGAGAGTTGGCAAAGTACATTCAGCCCTATGACTGGTACGCCAAATGGTGTAGCCGTATTACAGGGAAATATGGACTTCCAACCAATTACAGTCAGTCCTAGTGATGCACAATTATTAGAAACCAGACAATTTAATGTAATTGACATTTGCAGGTTCTTTGGAGTATCACCAGTAAAGGCATTTGACCTTAGTAAATCCAGCTACAGTACGGTAGAAGCAACTCAATTAGCTTTCCTTACTGATACGTTATCACCTTTATTAGAGAAAATAGAACTGGAGTTTGAACGTAAACTATACAAACCTTCTGAAAAGAACAGCATAGATGTAAGATTCGATACGTCTGTATTACTTAGGGCAGATAAAGCCAGTTTAGCTACATATTACCAGACCTTGTTTAATATTGGTGTAGTCAGTCCTAATGAAATAAGAAAGCAATTGGATTTAGAACCTTTGGAAAATGGGGATAAGTCATTTGTACAAGTAAATGTAATGACTTTAGATAATGCAGTTAATAATTTACCTTCTAATAATGCTATAAAGAATGATACAGAAAATATATAAAGGCAGTGATATAATGGTTGCATTGTCATTGAAGGATGCAGAAGGTACACCCTATAGAATAAGTACTACTAATGAGTTTACTATAAGGTTCTTTACTACTGATCCTGATACATATATAGAAGGTAGTTATTCTGCTGGTAAATATACTGGAATCATAGCAGAAGAAGATACTGATTACATTGCTTTGAATGCTTTGGATTTAGAAAAGCTGGAAGATGGAGTACTAAGTTATGTGTACCATATCAGAGTTACCAATAGTAATTTTAAAGATGGCTTCTATGATGAAGTAATAAAAGGACAGACTAATTTATACTTAAAATCTAAATGCTTATGTATAAAGTAGAAATAACCAATAACAATAAATATGAATTGGAATTGGACAGGGCTAATGTAGTAGTTGGTTCTGGTGGGACTGTAGTACCTGTTTGGGGTACTATTATAGGTGATATTACCCAACAAAAGGATTTACAGGAGGAACTGACAGGTATTAAAGAATCAATTCCAGACCTTACACAAGTAAATGAAGATATAGCCAATTTGGAATCTGTTAAGGCTAATAAGTCTGAAATTCCTGATGTTACAGGTTTGGCTACAAAGGAAGATCTTAAAAGTAGGGTTACAATGAGTTATCTAGGTGCTAATTACTATAAGAAGGCAGAAATAGATAAAAAATTAGATGCTATTACTAGTGGTGAAGCCGATTTAAGTAATTATTATACCAAAGAAGAAACTTATAGCAGGAAAGAAATAGATGAAATGATGCCAACACAGGAATGGACAGATGTTTGAACTAAAATTGACTAAGCTATGAAAGAACAACGAAACTGTAACTATGAATTAAGATCTGAATCCAGAACGGTAGAAGGATATGCTTTGGTATTCGATAAAGAATCCAGAGATCTAGGTGGATTCATTGAAATAATAGATCCTTCTTCTTTAGATGGTGTGATTGAGAAATCAGATATATTATGCCTGTTAAATCATAATGAAGATAAAGGGGTATTAGCCAGAAGTAAATTTGGTGTTGGTTCTCTATCTTTACTTGTAGATGAAACAGGATTGAAGTACAGATTTGAAGCACCAGATACCGCACTGGGGAATGAATTGCTGGAAGGGCTTAAAAGAGGTGATATTACTACTTCTTCTTTTGCCTTTACCATTGATAGTGACAAATGGGAAAAGAGAGCAGACGGTAAATATCTAAGACGAATCACCAAATTCAAAGAATTATTTGATGTTTCCCCTGTGTACAAAGAAGCCTATCCAGATACCAGCGTAGCCTGTAGAAAGATGCAGGAACTGAACACAGAGGAATTAAAGGAATATTATCAAAACCTTAGAGAAGGACTATAATGGACACTTTGACTTTGATAGACCAAAAGGAACAATTAAGAAAGAAGGCAGAGGAATTGATTACCAATGCTGAAAAGGAAATTAGAAAGTTGAATGATGGAGAAGCTACAGAGTTAAACCATCTAAAGAAAGAGATTGCAAGTATTGACAGCCAGATAAAAGGTATAGAAGAAGAGAATAAAAGAAATTACAAACCACAAATCAATAAAAAGACTATGGAAAAATTTTCATTGCTTAAAGCTATCAATGATGTAGCTAATAACAGACAATTAGATGAAAGAGCCTTAGAAGTAGTAACAGCTGGTCAGAATGAAATGAGAAAGGCTGGACAATCTTATGCTGGACAAATTGTATTGCCTATCGAGGAAAGAGCAAATATTCAGGCTACTGTTGCAACTGCTGGACAGGAAAATGTTGCAGAGGATAAATTAGGAATCCTAGAACCTCTAAGAGCCAATTTAGTATTAGTACAGGCTGGTGCTTCTTATATGACTGGCTTAATTGGAAATGTATCTATTCCAGTTTATTCTGGATCTAATGTAGGTTGGGCTGGTGAAGTTGCTGCTGCTACTGATGGCGCAGGTAAATTCAGTGAAGTAAACTTAGAGCCTAAACGCCTTACTGCTTATATTGATGTTTCAAAACAGTTCCTTATTCAGGATTCCAACAGTGCAGAAGAAATGTTGAAAAGAGATATTGTTGCTGCTATTTCAAATAAACTGGAAGCTACTATTTTAGGTAATGCTGCTGGTTCTGCTACACAACCTGCTGGTTTGTTAAATGGTGTAACTGCTGACACTGCTGCTATAACTTATGCCGACTTTGTAAATATGGAAGCTACATTAGGCGAAAAGAATGTAAGAGGTGATATTAAGTTTATCGTATCTCCATCTGCCAAGGCAGTATTAAAGTCTACAGCAAAGAATCAAAATTCTTTCATTATGGAAGGTAATGAGGTAAACGGTTATCCAGTCCTTTGTACATCTGCTGTAGCTGGAAAAGGTATTGTTTACGGTAACTTCAGTGATCTGGTTATTGGACAATGGGGAGGTATCGACTTGACTGTAGATCCATATACACAGGCAGCTAACGGTAAAGTAAGACTGGTTATCAATGCTTACTTTGATGCCAAACCCAGACGTGCTGATTCTTTCGTAAAGAAAGTGTTGAAAGCGTAACCTTAACTTATGAATAAGCTATGTATGTAACTTTATGTGAAGCAAAGAAACATCTGTTGGTTGATAATTCATTTAAAGATGATGATGAATACATACTAGCTTTAATAGATATAGCAGAAGATGCTGTTTCAATTAATATAAATATTCCATTGGACAGCATTACAGTAGGTGGTGAATTACCGCCTGCTGTAAAAGCTGCTATACTTTTATTAGTTGGTAACTTATACGCTAACAGAGAACCTGTAGCCTATACTGCTGTAAATAAAGTGCCTTACACTTTTGATTACCTAATTTCCTTATATAAAAACTATTCCACAAAGTAATGAGGGCAGGACTATTAACCGATCCTGTAACCTTTAGAAAGGCAACCATTACAAAGAACCAATACGGACAGGAAGAAACAGATTGGATTGATTGCATATCAACAAGGGCAAATGTAAGGTTCAATTCAGGTAACAGGGTTACAGAAAACAATGAAATCATTAATACCTATACAGTAACATTTACTGTAAGAAGGTATCATAACATAGATGAATTTATGAGGATTCTTTGGAAGGGCAAAACTTACAGAATCCTGTCCATAGAGGATAATAACGAAGATAGGACAAAACAATCTATTACTATTATTGGAGAACTGATAAATGAATAATGTGGATGCAAGGCAAGTCCTACAGATGTTTGCTGTACTGGATAGCAAGAGACAGAAGAAAGCACATAGGACTGCACTTAGAAAAGCTACAGGCATATTGGTTAGAGAAACCAGAAAAAATTTCAGGAAGGTAGTAAAGAATCCCAATGCCAGAAACAGGTGGAACGGAAAAACCTTTTCTTCTGGAATCAAATCTAAGGTCAATAAGGAAGCCACAGAGGGTAAAGTACATATTATGGGAGACTTTAGATTAAAGTTCTTTGAAATGGGAACTAAGACACGTTACAAGAAACGGACTAAGGGCAGACCATCTACAGGTAGTATAAAAGCCTCTTATTTCTTTAAAAAAGCCAGAGAAGCCAAAGAATCAGAAATCAGTAATAGTATGAATGACATAATAACCAAATCTATACTAAGGGTAAATGGACAGTTTAAAGGTAGGTAAAGAAATCTATTCTCTTTTAAATGGTAATGATTCTCTTACTGGGGTAGTAGGCAGTAAGATCTACCCTATTATAGTAGAAAAGGAAACTACATATCCATTTATAGTATATAAGAGAAGTAATATTATTCCTAGCTATACTAAGGACTTCCATTTCAAGGATGAAGTAATAATTGACATTATATGTGTGTCTGATGATTATTCTGAATCCGTTGATATAGCCAGTATGGTAAGGGATATTCTGGAAGATAAAAGATTTGCTGATATAGAAAGCATCAAACTGGAATCTGCTGATGAAGATTTTATAGATGATGCTTACGTACAGACATTAAGTTTTAATTTAATAATAACAAAATAACTATGGGAAAGCCGATTAACGGTAGTGATTTGATGTTATTCATTGATTCTACTGGAGAAGGAACAGCATTTAAATCAATAGCATTTGCAACTAGTCACAGTTTATCAATTTCTGCTGAAACAGTTGAAACAAGTTCTAAAGATACTGGTGGAAAATGGGTGTCTAAAGCACCTAGAAAGCTAAGTTGGACTATGAGTACAGAAAATCTTTACTCTTTAGATGGTGAAGGTTCTACTTATGATGATCTTTTTACTGCTATGACAGAAAGAAAAGAATTAAGTGTAGTTTTCAGCTTAGAAAAAGAATATGCAGCAAAGAAAGATGAAGTTCCTGAAGGTGGATGGACACCTGTAACCACTGGACAATATAAAGGGAAAGTAGTAATTACCAGTCTGGAACTTAACGCACCGAATGGAGATAATGCAACATTTACAGCTTCTTTTGAAGGAGTTGGAGCACTGACTAAAACAGCATAATATAAAGCCTTTATATCTCTGTTATAGAGGTGTAAGGGCTTTTTTATATCAACAGAATTATGGAAATAACAATTAAAGACAAGACATATAAAGTAAAGTACAGCATTAGGGCAATGTTCGTATTTGAAAAACTGACTGGCAAATTATTCAAACTGGAAAGCCTGATGGACTTTTATATATTCTACTATTCTATGATACTGGCAGGAAATCCAGAATGTACATTGCTGTTTGACGATTTTATAGATGAATGTGATTTGAATCCTGTTTTGGTGGCTGATATTCAGAATTTCCTTAATGCGCAATTTCAAAAGCAAGGGCAACTGGAACCATCTAAAGAAGAAGATACTTCAAAAAAAAAGTAATATCCATTTCAGAACTGTATAGTATCATTGTGGTAGAGTGTGGAATCCAGCCAGATTACTTTTTGGATAAAATGCAGTGGTATGAAGTGGATTCCTGTTTAAATGGTCTGGAGGGTAAAAACAAGAACGGTTGGGAACAAACCAGATTCCTTAGTTATATCACGGCACAAGTAAACAGCAGCAAGAAGTTAAAGCCTACTGATATTCTTTCCTTTAAATGGGATAAGCCAGAGGATACAGGCACATCTATTACTAGTGAAGATATACAGAGGTTGAAAGATAAGGCAAGTAAAACCTTAAAACTATTATAATATGGCTGATTTGATTACTAGGTTGCTGCTTAACACACAGCAATTTGATAATAATTTAGGCAAGTCAACAAAACAAATACAGGGATTCCAGCAAAAGATACAAGGCTTTTCCAGTGGTGCTGTCAGTGCCTTTACAAAATTTGCGGGGGTACTGGGCGTAGCTTATGGAGCTACAGAACTGCTACAGAAAGGACTTAACAGCAATGCCACTTTACAGGATAAATATAATTCTTTGATGCAGGCTGGATCTACTGTAACAGACCAATTCTTTACAGCCATCTATTCAGGGGACTGGACTGTATTCAATGATGGTATAGAAAAAGCCATTAAGAATGCAAAAGAATATGCAGATACCTATAGGAATGTACAAAGGATGCTGGAAACTACAAGCATCAAATTTGAACAAACGGATGCAAGGAAAACACAGTTGGAAGCCATTATAGAAGATGATACCAAACCACTGGAGGAACGGAAGAAGGCACAGCAGGAGTTAGACCGTATATTGCTAATGGGTGTGGCTGATATTAGGGAAGCATCCCAAATAACAGAAAGGGAACTAAATAATATGTTGGCTGATCTGATTGGAGAAGCTCAATATATCACGACAGAGAATGCACAAAAACTGATTTTGGATATAAGGAACAAGTATTCAGAACTTAGAAAAGAACTGGATGCCTACAGGGAGATCAGAGACACAAAGAATCAGGTACTAAACCCTAATGCCTTCAAATACAGCGGTGACGAGTGGTATAAGATTAATCAGGACGCCACTAAGAAATATTATCAGGAATATACCAAAGACCAAAGAGCGTACTACGATGAATTACTAAGGCTGGCTGATAGAATGAATGATGAAACATTTAGTTCATTTCAAGGCTTGTTTGATAAACTGAATGATCTTAATGACAAGGCTGGTACTTGGGAAAAAGACAGGGCTGGTGCAAGGGATGAAATAGCTGGTATTAAAACTACTGCCAGTAAAAAAGAAATCATTCCAGCAGGTTCTATTATGGAAATGCAGAAAAAGATTGCAGACCTTAGAAAGAAGTATGAAAATGCTGCTGATGAAGGAACTAGAGTAGGGTTTATGAAAGCCATCAAAGAAGCAGAAACAGAACTTAAAATGATGCAATTAAGGGCTGCTGGAACTTCTTTACTACCAACTGGAGAAATTAATAAGCCTGTTGGAAGGAATATTGCAGATGATGTAAAATCTGGATATATAAATATAAAGCCTATATCTACAGACAGTATTCAGGCTAATTATGATTATGCGGATTCTTTAGGTGCTATAGCTTCTATTATGGGATCTGTTACCAATATGACAAATGAAGGTGCTGCTGGTTGGCTGGCTTATGGTGCTAATATCCTTAGTAGTATCAGTGCTGCTATACCAATGATAACCAGTTTAACTACTGCTTTAACGGCTAAGGCTGCTGCTGAAGCTGCTGGTAGTGCTGCTGCTGTGCCTGTAGTAGGTTGGATTAATGCCGTTGCTGCTATTACGGCTATAATGTCTGCTATGGCTGCTGTACCAAAATTTGCTGATGGCGGTATCATTGGCGGTAATTCCTTCATTGGCGATAATATGATAGCCAGAGTAAACAGCGGTGAAATGATTCTGAACAACAGACAGCAAAGGAATCTGTTTAACCTTTTAGATGGTAAAGGTGGAACTTCTGTTAATGCTGGAGGAGAGGTTAAACTAAGGATTGAGGGTAGAGATTTAGTAGGGGTTATTAATTCTCAAACAAGTAAGACAAGTAAATACAAGTAA